GGCTTCCACCAAGACCGAGATCGACGCAGCAGTGAAGGCCGCAACCGCCGACGCTGTGAAGCAGTCGAACCTCGCACTCGCGAAGCTCCTCGGCGGCGGCGAAGAACTCGAGACTGACCCTGCCAAGCTGCAGGCTCGCGTCACTGAACTCACCACGAAGGTGTCTGATCAGGACGCCTCCCTCACTACCGCACAGGCTGCAGCGAAGGCTGGCCAGATCTCCACACAGGTCGCCATCCTCGCTCACGGTCTTGGCGGTTCCCCGAAACTGCTTCTCGCTAACGAGAAGTTCAAAGCTTCCATCGCGTCGGTAGAGCCGACGGATGAAGCGGCTATCGCAGCCATCATCACCGCCGAGTTGCAGGCCAACCCGGCGTTGAAAGCCACCCCGCCGAGCTCAGGTAGCCCGGAACACAAGGGAGGCAGTGTCCCCGACCTCGAAGCTCTTCTCGCGAAGGCCACCAAGGACGGGGATGTCGCATCATCCATCACGCTCAAGCGCCGCATTGCGGCTGCGAAGGCATCCGCCTAAACCCAAGGAGTCACCATGCCCGGAATTACCGGTCAAGGCACCACATACAACCTGCCCAACTTCGTCGGTGAACTGTTCCAGATCACCCCGGAGGCTACCCCTCTGCTCTCTGCCATCGGTGGTCTCACCGGTGGTGTCTCGATCAAGTCGGTCGAGCGGGAATGGCAGATCGAGGATCTGCGCGACAACGACCAGAACGTAGCGCTTGAGGGCGCGAACGCTCCGGCCGGACAGTCGCGTGTCCGCTCAAACGTCACGAACGTGGCCGAGATTCACCACTCTGCGGTGGAAACTTCGTACACGAAGCAGGGCACCCAGAACAAGACGAACACGGCAGGTGTTGAGGGCACAAACCCGATCGCCAACGAGCATGACCACCAGGTCATGAACGAGCTGAAGGCTGTCGCGAAGGACGTGAACCACGCGTTCTGGAACGGTGAGTACAACAAGCCTGCCGACAACACGACCGCACGCAAGACTCGTGGTCTGTTGCAGGCAATCACCACCAACCGGATCGTGTACAGCAACGGCGGCGTCGAACTCGGCGCAACCGTGCCCGGCACATCTGCGACCGACACCATCACGATGACCCACAGTTTCACCGCTGGCGACAAGGTCGTGTTCACTGCTCGCGGTGGCCTCACGAGCATCGTCATCGGCCGGGTGTACTTCGTGCAGTCGGTGTCCACAACCGTTTCCTTCAAGATCGCGGCAACTCTCGGTGGCGCAGCGATCACGGTCGGCACCGGTACAGGTATCAAGGCCATTCCGGTTTCGACCTCTGCCCCGGTGCTCGACACGTACAACTCGCTGTTCCAGCGTGCGTACGACAACGGTGGGCTCGGTGACGTGGTCAACGCCACCATCGCGTGCAACTCCTCGCAGAAGCGGAACCTGACCGCCACGTACGCCTCGGCATACGCGAAGTCGGACCCGCTGTCCGGTACCCGCAACGTGGGTGGCGTGAACCTCACCACGATCGAGACGGACTTCGGAACGCTCAACATCATGCTGGACCGCCAGCTCCCGCAGGATGCTCTCGCGATCGTTTCGCTCGAGCAGCTTGCACCGTTCTTCCTCGAAGTTGAGGGCCAAGGTCACTTCTTCGAAGAGCCTCTGGCCAAGGTCGGCTCTGCGACTCGTTCGCAGCTGTACGGCGAGATCGGTTTGGAGTACGGCAACGAGAAGGCTCACGCCCAGCTGCGTGGTCTCCCGGTCTTCATCTAGACCGCTCTGAGCGGGCGACTGGTCATCTGGTCGCCCGCTTCCTTCCCCACAGATCCAAGGAGTACATCTTGTCCAACACGTTCAAGTCTGTCGGTAAGCCGACGACGTTCATCACCGTCGACGAGAGCTGGGAACAGCTCCCGAACCCGGGCGACTGGGAACTCGTCGTCAAGCAGACCGCCGCTGAGAAGAAGAAGGCTGACAAAGCTGCCCTCGAAGAGGAAGCCCAGCGCATCGCTGAACTTCCCATCCACGTTGGTGAAACGGTCAAGCTCAACGAGACGGCACTTGCTGCTGCGATCGATGTCCCTGACGCAACACCTGAGGCACTCGACAAGGCCACTGCCTGGCGCGGTCTTGTTGTTGAGGTTCGCCGCGACGAGGACACTGACACTGATGTGGCTGTTTTTGACGACGGAACACACCTCAGCATCATCGACACGCTCGAGGTTGTACCCGCCGAGTAACCCTCGTGGGGTCGCGGCAGATCCTCCCTGTCGCGGCCTCGCACCCTCTCCCACTCTCTCTGATCGGAGCATCATGGCCCGCATCACACATCCGCGCCCGCAGGCCGGTAAGCAGACGTTCCTCGGCGTGACCTTTCATGACGGGTTCGCTGAGGTTGCTGATCTCCACCCAGAGGTTCGTGCGGCGCTCGTGCTTCACAAGTTCACGATCGATGACGCTGAGCGCCCCGTACAGCCGTCGAAGCGTTCCCGCAAGGGAAAACCCACGAAGCCCAAGAAAGCCGCTGAGGTCATCGTCAGCACACCAGCCGACCCCGATTCTGTCAATGAAGGCCCGTTCGGGATCGTAGAGATGCTTGACGGCACGATCATCGGCGACGGCAAGTCCCTCGCGACCCTCCCCTCCGACTGATCATGGCCGACACCCCAGCTCTGCCTGACGGCGGTTTCGTCGAGAGAGAGCCCGGCGAGTTGTCGTGGGCTGAGCCGGAGAACGGCTGTGGCTACTTCATCCCAGCAACCACCGCCATTCATACCCGGAACCTTGCAATCTTGGCAGCAGCAGACATCAAAGCCGCGGCCCGCACTTCCGCTGCGCTCATCCGTGCACGACTCGACAACGACGAGGAATAGACCATGGCCCAGCGTGTATACGCCACAGCAGCCGAGTACGAAGCCTTCGCCGAGGAGCCGTTCGATGGCGACGCGGCAAAGCTCGGCAAACGGTTGCGTTCCGCATCGTCAGAGGTCGATGGCCTCACCCGCCTCGCCCGGTACGATGTTGACGCCGACGACTACCCCACGGACGCCACAATCTCTGACGCATTCACGGAAGCGACGTGCGCGATCGTCGAATTCTGGGAAGAGACCGGAGATGCGCACGGCGCTGATGCCGCACAAGGTGCAGTGAAGATCGGTTCCGTGTCTCTCGGCACCACCAGCAGCACCCAGCAGGGCCTCAGCCCTCGCGAGAAGCTCGTTCAGCGCATCGGTGAGTCTGCTGTGACAATCCTCGCGAACGCGGGCCTTATCTCCGCGACCGTCTACCACTCGTAGGGAGCGCTCATGACCCGGCTCCGCAAACGCCACCTACCTCACCGCATTATCGTCACCCGCCTCGCCGGAGAAGGCGCTGAAGGCATCGAGTACGCCACCCCTGAACTTGATGTGCCCGCCTATGTGGAGCAGAAATCAAAACTCGTGGTCGACCGCCGCTCATCGTCCCCCACAGTAGGGCAGGAAATCACCGCCGCGACATTCGTTGTGCTCCTCACCGCAAATGATGTGCTGCCCGCATCAAAAGTCACCGTGTGGGCCGGCACTACGCGCGAACGTGAGGCCGAAGTAATCGACTCCGCGTTCTTCGACTACCCGCGAACCCCGAGCCATGTGGAGATCTGGGCGACATGAATGACATCAGCGCGCAAGCCACCGTCACTCTCAATTTCAATGCCGTCGTCGCAGAAATCCTTATGGGTGCTGTGCGTGGGCAGAACATGGCTGGCGAACGCGGCCTCGCGCTCTCCTTGCAACAGGTCCCGTTCGACAATGGCGATCTTTCCGAGTCAGGGCAGGTCGTCAACGCCGAGCAAATCGGCGACACGACACAGATCGTCTACGACCGCCCCCAGGCTGCACGCCTTCACGAGCACCCCGAGTACAACTTCTCGACCGACAGCAACCCCGGCGCCAAGGGCAAATATCTTGAGGACCCGATGATGCAGAACCTCCCCGAGTTGCGGGCGATCATCGCGAAGGGAGCTGGCGGTGCCTGATTCCTACCCAGTCCTATTCGAACGCGGCCTCGCACAGCACCTCGACGACATCGAGCTTGGCCTGTACAAGCCCAACGCTGTGTACACGGCTGCCGAGGCAACACTCGAGCGGCCCGCGATCGTCTCAGGCCCAGACCTGCCCACCACCCTCGACAACGTTATTGTGCTCACCACCCTCGATCCGATCCGTGAAGGCCGCGCGAATCTCACGCACCGCATCCAGATCCTTTCCCGCCTCAAGGGCACGAAGGTGCAGGCCAGCAACCTCGCATGGAACCTTGCGACTGCCCTCGACCACAAGCAGAACATCCCGGCCGGATTCAACGTGTCATGGGTGTCTCTGTTCTCGCAACTGACCTTCACGAAGGACAGCAACGGTCGGTACTCCACCGCGCAGACGTTCTACCTCAGAGGTCGCCGACCGCTCGCCTGAGCACCAACAAGACCACCCCTCCTCAGAGAGGGGTTCGCCGGCATGCCCGGCATCCCCCATCAATTCAAGGAGCAAAATGTCTGACCAGACCCTTTACAACACGACCGCCCAGACTGAGGGCACCCTCACGCTCGCGCACGAGAAGATCCTCCGCGCCAAGCGTGGCGGTGTTTTCGAGAACATCACCGGCGATGCGAACAACGTCGCAGGCGTCCCGACCGCTGTCACTATCCAGCGGGAAAACTACGGCAACAAGGGGCTCCCGTCGGTCTACAAGATCGGCGACTCGTGGGTCATCACCTGGGACTGCGAGGCCGTCCGTGATGAAACGGGTGAGATCGCGCAGGAGTGGCTCGTGAACCTCCTCAACGTCGCGAAGGCGAAAGGGGATGCGAACCTCATCGACCTGCAGTTGTTCGACGCGAAAGCCGAAGCACTCGGCGCGATCGAGGGCAGCTTCGCGATCACTGTCGCGGACCTCAACACCGGGTACGCCGACAAGGGTGGCTACAAGTTCACCGCCACCTCCAACGGTGTGGTCGATGACATCGCGTCGCCGATCGCTTCGACCGGTGAGCCGATTATCGAGTCTGTTGGCCCGGCATCCGGTGCGGCGGTGGGCGACATCATTGTCCTCCGCGGTTACAAGTTCACCGGCACGACGGACATCACCATGGATGGCGCCGTGGTGCTGGAGTTCACCGTGTACGACGACAACACCCTCGCGATGCTCGTCCCGGCCACAGTGACCGGCACGGCTCCGATCATTGTCACGAACGCGACCGGCGCCTCGGCAGCGTTCGCGTACGTCGCCGCAACCTAGCAAGTTCACTCCCCGGCGGTGGCCTAACCGGTCGCCGCCGGGTGACCCCCCTTCCCCTCACTGCAAGGAGTACACCCGCTCATGACCATCACCGCTTCCCAACAGGGCCGCGACCTCCACATCACCGTGATCGGCATCGACGAGCCGTTCATCATCAAGCCCCTCCCTGGGCGTGCAGGTATGCAGATCACCGACACGTACCTCAACGGAGCAACCGGTGCTGCCACCAGTGAGCAGATGACTGATGCTCTGGCCATCGCCGTTGACGGCGCAATCCTCGACGGTGAGCTATGGGTACCGCGACCGCTCGACGAACGCACTGTCGGGAACCGGATGGGACTCGAGCTGTCGATCCCCGAAACGGAATCTGTTGCGCTCGCCGCCATGTTCTGGCAGACGATCCTCGGTGTGTCTGGTGTCAACGCCTACATCGAAGGCGGTGAAGGCCTTGCTGGAGGGGTAAAAGCACTCTGGGCGCTGGTCGCACGTTTGGGGCTCTCACCCTCGCGGACATCGCCCAGTTCGGCATTGGAAACCCTGATTCAGCTGGCAAATACCCCCACTACGTCTACCCCGACGGGTGGAAAGAAGAACGTGAAGCAGCCGCAAGACAGGCTGCCGAAGCAGACAAAGCCGTAACCGGGGCCTCAGCTCAGGACATTTGGGCTGAGGCGTTCCCGCAACTTTTCGGCGAGGTTGAACTCGACCTCGCACAGCATCACCTCATCACGGACATAGACCGCACTCTCGACACGAGAACGTGGCACTTCATCCGATCCGCTACTGAACGACTCCTCGACATCGAGGACTCATGGCTAAAGAAAGCGGTGATGACTCGTGTTCGACGCCGGATCGATAGTATTCAACATTCAAGTGGCCGGGGACCAGGTCTTCCAAACGGCCATGTCGGGGGCGGAGCAGACCGCTAAGAAGGTCGGCACCACCTCGAAGGAGACTGCGAAGTCCACCGAGGAACTGGGGAAGAAGCAGGAGACTGCCGCTCAGTCAGCGAAACGCCTCGCTCAAGAGCAAGCGGAAGCTGCTCGCGCTGCGAAGCAACTCGGTGAAGATGTCAAGCGCGCCCAAACCCAGATCGGGACCGCTGCTGTTGGCATCGGCGCATCCGTGCTCGCAATGGTCGCCATCACGGCGAAGGTTGCGGTCGACTGGGAGTCGGCGTGGGCTGGTGTCACGAAGACTGTGGAGGGCACCCCTGAGGAGCTTGGCGCGGTCGAGGACGGCCTGCGCGACCTCACCAAGGTACTTCCGGCGTCACACACGGAGATCGCGGCTGTAGCGGAGGCTGCAGGCCAGCTGGGTGTGCAAACAAAGAACGTTGTTGCGTTCACCCGCACCATGATCGACCTCGGCGAAACAACAAACCTTTCAGCCAACGAAGCTGCCACAGCGCTCGCCCGGTTCATGAACGTCATGGGCACCGCACAGGATAAAGTCTCGAACCTTGGCTCCTCCGTGGTGGAGCTCGGCAACAACTACGCCACCACCGAAGCTGAGATCGTCGCAATGGCCACCCGTCTATCGGGTGCGTCAAAGCAAGTCGGCCTCACCGAAGGTGAAACGCTCGGACTTGCCGCCGCACTCTCCTCCGTCGGCATTGAGGCTGAGGCCGGCGGTTCCGCTGTATCGAAGGTCATGATCGACATCGCCGCGTCTGTCGATAAGGGTGGGGAACGTCTCGACCAGTTCGCTGAAATCGCCGGGGTTTCCGCTGACGAGTTCGCGGAGAAATGGAAGACCGACCCGGGCGCAGCGCTGGCACTGTTCGTGAAGGGTCTTGCTGATGCGGAAGAACAGGGTGGTTCCACTCTGGGGATGCTCGAGTCATTGGGGATCACTGAAGTACGCATGCGTGACGCACTGCTGCGTTCTGCTGCCGCGTCTGACTCGTTCACCGAGGCGATGGAGACCGGCAATGAAGCATTCGAGGCGAACAACGCACTCACTACTGAGGCGGCGAAACGGTACGACACTGTAGCTTCGAAGCTTGCGATCACAAAGAACAACGTCATGGATGCGGCGATTGGTTTCGGGCAGGTGTTCCTCCCCGCAATCTCGGACGCATCGGACGGTTTGTCTGAGTTCGCGTCGTTCCTTGGTGGGCTGCCCGAGCCTGTGCAGGGTGCCATCGGTGTTCTTGCGCTGTTTGCTGGGGCGATTGTTCTCAGTGGCGGTGTGGCTCTGCTGGCGGTCCCGAAGATTGCTGAGTTCCGTGTCGCGACCGCCCTCCTTGCAACTCAGATGCCTAAGACGACTGCCGCAATCCGTGGCACCGCTTCGTTCCTTACTGGCCCGTGGGGTATTGCGCTTGCTGCAGCCGCTGTCGGCGTAGTACTGCTCACCTCGTACCTCGACTCTCTGAAGGCTTCGTCGACAGAGGTCACGAATGCTCTAACCACAGCGCAAACCCAAGCAGAATTGTTTGCAGTGCTGGGCGAGGGACGCGAAATCACTGCGTGGCGTGACGTCACAGCCGACCTAGAAAACATGGGATACATGTTGGGTCGCGTGCAAGAACTCAACGATGACGTGTGGAAGCGGTTCACTACCGAAACTGGTGGTTTCCGCAACGCTGTCAAAGATGCTGGTGTGCAACTTGCGGAGCTTGCTACGACTGATCTGCCTAGTGCGCAGAAAGCATTCCGTTTGCTTACCGAGGGGCAGAACCTTTCAGAGAAGCAGCTCATTACCTTGCTCGAAACGATGCCGGCATATCGGGAAGCTCTGATCGAGCAGGCTACGGCGCAGGGCATCAGCATTTCAGCTACCGACGAGGCTGCCGCGAACACGACACTGCTCGAACTTGCTCAGGGTGATGGGGCGAAGGCGTCTTCCGAAGCTGCTGACGCGTACCTTGAGGCCGCTGGTGAAGTCGAAGGGTTGCAAAGCAACCTTGACACGCTCATCGACACGATCAACGCAGCGAACGGTGTCGGGCAAGATGCGGTTTCACAGAACATTGCCTATCAGGATTCTCTTGCCGAGGTAGATGCCCAGATTGATGAGATCGACAAGGGCACTTCTGACTACAAGAAGACACTGGACATCACATCTGAGTCCGGGCGCATAAACATGGGGATGCTGAACGATCTCGCCGCCAGCTCGCAGGATGCCGCAAAGGCACAGTTCGACCTAGACGAAGACACAGCGGCTTACAGGGCCACCCTTGAGGACGGTCGTGAGGCAGTCATCGAACGGGCGCGTGCTCTCGGCGCGACGGCAGAAGAAGCGGAAAACCTCGCGGACAAGATTTACGCGATCCCTTCTGAAAAAGAGTTCAACATGATTGCCGATACGGGAGAAGTTGCGGCGCGGTTGCAGAGGATCAAAGACCTGATCGATGGTATCGGGGCAACCTCCACACTGCACATCTCTTCAGGCCCAGGCAGCGGTGGAATCACGCAAGCCGATGGCGGGAAGGTCAACTTCTACGCCAACGGTGGTCGAGAAAACCACATCGCCCAGTTCGCACGCGCAGGCACTACACGGGTGTGGGCTGAACAGGAAACCGGCGGCGAGTGGTACATCCCCGCAGCACCGTCCAAACGTCAGCGCTCCACACAAATCCTTTCAGAGGCCGCAAGTGAGTTCGGGTACCAGCTGGTACCCGCGGGCGCTCAAACGTTTGGGAATGGTGGCTACGCGGGCGGGGCTGATTCTGCGTCGGCAGCCGCGGGCCCACAAATCAACATGACCATCAATGCGCAGCCCGGAATGTCTGAAGAAACGGTGGGTCGCATTGCGGCTGATCAGTTGAAGTTTGCTTTGAGGAGGGCGTAATGGGGTCTGTGCGAATTGGTTCATGGTTCGCGGACGCGGGCAATGTGGTTGATGGGTTCACCATTGAGGATATTGATGGGTGGGACGACAGCCCCGACTACCGCACAACAGATATTGAGCGTCCGCAAGCGCATGGCTCTTTCGAGCTCCCTGCATTTTCTGGTTCGCGCCGTATCTCAATTTCGGGGTTTTGTTTTGCTGACTCTGATCCGGAATTGGGGCACAAGAAAAATCAACTGTCTGGGCTGATGTCGGACGGCTTGTTTCATCGGATGGTTATTGAGGATCAGGGGATCACCTCATGGGCTGATGTGCAACGTGTGGGGTCGAAGTTCAAGACGATTGCTGCTGGTGATGTTGCTCGGTACCAGTTGCAGGTGTGGGCTGCTGATCCGCGCAAGTTTGGCGACACTCGCACGTTCGCTGCCGGTGTTGCTTCGTACCATTACGGCAATTTCGCTGCAGCCCCCGTGCACACGGTGACGGGTGTTGGCTCGGGTTACACGATCAATGGTCCGGGTGGGCGCACGTTCACGGTGACGAAGGCTGTCACGTCGGGTCATCCGCACACGATCGATATGGCGACAGGGTTTCTGTCGGTGGATGGGGCGGTTGTTGTGGGGTCTGTGACTTCTGCTGATGTGTGGTCCGTTCCGCCTGGTGGGACTGTGACTCACACGCTGACGGGTTCTGGTGTGACGTTGTCTACGGCTGTGAAGGACACATTTATCTAATGGTCAACTCTGGCACGACAGATATCGATGGCCCTATGTGGGAGTCGGGAACGATGACGCTTGAGTCGCATTCCACCAAATCGGGAACCATGAAACTCTCCAGCCCTATCGCTAAGTCAGGAACAACAAAGTTTAGGGGTAACTGATGGCGTGGTCTGTGTGGAGTGTTGACACGGTTACTGGTGATGATCGTCAAAGGTTGCCTCTTCCTGATTCTTTTTCGTGGTCGCGGATACTAAATTCTGGTGGCTCGGGTTCGGCTGTGTTCCCGTTGAAGGCCTCGATCTTTAGCCAATTGAATATGCAAGCGCTGCTGCGTGAGCGGTCGCGAACGCTGGTTCTGGATTGGGATGGCGTTGTCGTATATGCGGGCGGCATCGATACCGCGGATTACGATCAGCCATCCGCAATGCTGACGGTGGAACACTCCGATGTTTGGAGCATTCTATATAAGCGGCTAGCGATCGATCACCGCGAGCCCATTGCGAAGGTAATCGATCAGGTGTTTGTTTCGAAGTCCTCGGGGACTGTTGCGAAGAAGTTCGTCGAG